AACCGTTTGCCAGGGCCGCGTATGAGGCCAGCAAAGGCGTTTTGGTTGAGGAAGTGGCATTCATACCCCACCCGACAATCGAAATGGCTGGCGCCTCGCCTGACGGCCTAGTGGGCGACGATGGTATGGTGGAAATTAAATGCCCCGACAGCAAAACCGCGTTGGAATGCTGGCTGTCTGACAACCCAGTGGAAGGCAAATATTTCGCCCAAATGCAATGGCAAATGCGCTGCGCGGATCGCGCCTGGTGCGATTACGTTGTGTTTGATCCACGGATGCCCGCCAAGGCTCAACTGTTTGTCACTCGCGTTCACCGCGACGACGAATGGCTGGCCACCACGGAAGCGGAAGTCGTTAAGTTTTTGGCTGAAGTCGATGCCAAGGTTGCAGCACTCAAAAAAATCATTGGGGAATAAATCATGTCCAAAATTGTGAAAGAAGTTTCGTGCGTGGTCGGTCAATACGTCAACGCCCAGGGCCAGCAAAAAAATCGTTATCAACGGATTGGCTCAATCATCAACACCAAAAACGGGGAAATGCTCAAACTGGACGTTATCCCGCTGCGGGAAGGCGGGTGGGACGGCTGGGCATATCTGAACGAACCCAAACCCAAGGAAGGCCAGCCACAAGCGCCCCAACGTCAGCAATACGACGACGGGTTCCCGCCTGACGACGACATTCCAGGGTTCTAATCATGCAAATGGATTTCTTTGGGGATGCCACCGCGTTCCTGGATCAATTGAAGTCCAATTGGCGGGCAATCATAGAAGGCGACGGGGGCCACTGCCCCTGTTGCGGGAAGTGGGGAAAGATAAGCCCCCAGGGCATGAACGAAACACGCGCCCTGGCTCTTTTATGGTTGTCCCGCGCCCCAGCGAATGCTGACGGGTGGGTGGATGTGCCGCAAGTTGGCCCGCGGTGGTTATTGCGGGGCAAAACGCACACAACCCTTCAGCACTGGGGCCTGGTTGAACCTGGCGCACACACGGACGAAACAAAAAAGTCCGACGGCGCCTGGCGCGTAACGTCAAAAGGATTGCACTTTATCTGCGGAACCGTCACCGTGCCAAAAAAGGCATATATCTACAACAACCAGGTGGAAGGCTGGTCGGACGAATCCGTGTCTTTTCAGGATTGTTTTGGCCGTCGGTTTGACTATTCGGAAGTCATGTCCGACAACTTCAACTTAAACGCAATTCGTATTTAAGACAGTTCAAAATGGGGGCCGTCAATAAACGGTCGGCGCCCCTGTTTTCTGCGCTCATCAATGTAAGCGTTCATGGCCGATTCCATTGACCCTTGCCATTTGCGAATGTCAGCCACTTGCCAGGCTGCGCCCCAGCGCAAAGGCACGTCCAGTTCGATTGCAGCCGTTTTCATGGCGTCGGCAATGTCATCGTATAGGTTCAGTTCCCACGACGCCCTGGGGCCGATGTAAGCCATCAAATCGACGGCTTTGCCTTGCACATGAGTGCCGCCCACGGCTATTTGACTGGCGCCCTTATTAAAATATTCCAGTTGTTTTTCAGGGGTGCGGACGCCTTCAATTACGCCAAAATCCACTTTGGTAATTTCAATGGCCCGCTTGACGACTTTAACCAGGCGTTCGTCAACGCCGACCAGGTTGTTTAGCGAACGTTCGGATAGTTTGAAATTCATTTTTTCATCGCCTGTGCAATTGATGGGACAATTTTTTCAACGGATCGGCCAACAACGTAACCGCCCAAACCAAATTCTACGATTGACCACAATTTGATGTATTCCGTTTCGGATAATTCGGGCGCTGCCCATCCAAACCACCTGGCTACAATCAACACCACAAACGTCAGCATAGTTAAGGGTCGCCAGTTGGCTGCCAACCAATGTTCGCTGGCCGCTTCGGTGCGAATAATCTCGGACGCGGCCTTTTCAATATCAGCCTGGGCGGTCAACAATTGACGCATGACTTCGGCTTCGGCTTTTGCTTTTTCAGCCGGATCAGGAAACAAATTTCCAACTACCTTTCCCAAAATTGGAATCAAGGTAGGGATTAAGGTTTGAATCATGCTGCCCCCTTAATGTTTGAAATACGACATAACGTACCCAGCCGCAGCCGACGCAGCCGACACAATGGACATTCCGACCCAAAAACCACCGCGGCCCTGGTTGGCCAGTGCCACTAGTTTTTCCAGGTTGCTTTCCATCTTGTCCATTTTCTTTTCCATCTCATCAAATCGGCGCTCGTAATCTTGTACCTTTTGCCACAATACGCCGTATCTAACAGGATCAATTCCTGATTCGTCAAACTGCGCCATCCTATTGCCCCTTATTGCTGATCTCGTCTAAGGTTGAACCCGCACCTGGTTTTAATGCTTTTTCTGCCTCTCGACGCTCACGCGCTGACCGAATCACTCGTCGGGCTTCGCTGCCAATCGGATAGCCAAATGTTTTTAACCCCATGATATTGCCTGTTTGTTCCAGCCCGCCAGCCGCCTTGTTGGCCAGGTAACCCACCAGCGTGTTGGAATTATTGACGAATGACCCACGGGGTTGGAATTGCGTATATGCGGCCACGTTGCCAAGGGTTCGCAGTTGCAGTTGGCTTTCGGGGTCGAATACCGCTTCAAAATTCTTTACGTCATCAAGTTTTTTCAGCGCCTTGTTGTAGTTGGCCTGGCTGAAATTGCCTTTGCCGTCCACAATTCCAGCCTTGTCCGACAACCAGTTAATTGTTCCGGCTTTCATGTGCTGGTGCGCCACCGATTCCGGCCCCAGGGTGTCAACCATGGTGCGAATATTTTTGTTGACGCCATTAACCACAAACTTGTCGAAATACTTGTCTGCGGGTATAGCGTCATCGACCGCGGCTTTATAGGCTGGGTCTTTTTTCAGCGCATCAAAACGGGCCTTGGCCAACGTGCGGGCTTGGTCAGCCAACGGTTTAAGGTTGGCGGCTTCGCCTTTCAATGGCAACTGTTCCAGGGCTTCGCGCACAATGCTGGATGCCATGGCAGCGTTTCCATCCCCGCTGCGCTCGGCCTTGCGGATTTCCGCAGCCAGGTTTGTACGCATGGCTTCAAACTGTTCAAACGTCATCGGTTCGCCGTTTTTAAACCGTTCAAGTTGCGTTTTGATCGGTGACGGCAAAAAGTCAGTTTTCAGTTTTTTGGCCAGGGCGCGTTCCGCATTGGTCGCCAGTGTCACGCCATCCACGGGGAATTCACCACCGGCAGCGTCTTCCAGGGCTTTGTAGGCTTTGGACACTTCCGCGCTGCGGGCGTCATCCAAGGCTTTGTAGGCATCAATAATTGCCTGACTGGATTCGATGGTTTTGGTGGCGTACACGTCCGGCGCGGCTTTTTCGCGAATCAACGGCACGTTGTCCACCAGTTGTTGATTCTGCTCATTAAATCGACGGGCAAATTCAGGTTGGCTGCCGCGCAAGTTTTGTTCGCGGGACAACTTCACCACGTCACCCGTGGCCTGGCCTTCAGTCAATCGAACCGGAATTGGCAATGCATCGCCTTCCAGGTGACGCAACACGACGGGCGCGTTGACCTTATCCAGCGGCATATTGCCGTACAACTGTTGGAATTCAGGGGTTGCGCCAGTCAATGCCTGACGAATGATGGTGGCGTCCGGCACACCAGCCGCACCTACGCTGCCGCGGCCCAATACGGGTTGCGGCGGGACGGGAACAACAGGCGGTTGCGTTGTGCCTGGTGCGCCTAATGTTGGCGCCCTAGTCGGCATAGTTGTCGTGCCAGGGGCAACGGCTTCCACGGCCCTTGTCATGCCACGTTGCACGGGGGCGGGGGTTACGTCTTTGGCGGCTTCCAAAACCTTGCCACCGGCTTGTTTTGCGGCCTGGGTGACTATTCCCGCTTCACGCTGCACTGTCTTGCTAAATGGCGCCGCGGTCATGCCAAGTTCCATGTAATACTGAACGTCAGCCTTCGGTATACCCGTTTGTTTGCTGATCCAATCCGCGCCCTTATCGACGTTTTGGCCAATAAAGTTTATCAATTGTTGGGTGGCTTCACCCTTGTATTCAGGCGTTTCAGTTACACCAAAGGCTTTGCCAAATGGTTTGTCGATTGCGCTAACTACTTTGCCTTTGGTTGCTTCGGCTTGTTCGGGAGTTTGCCCAGCGGCACGGGCGCCAGCATAAGTCACCATGCCTGTTACACCAGGCACAACACCATAAACAGTATCAGCCAACGCAGCCGAACCGCGCAATACTGACCGCACTTTGTCAGCCACCGCGCCCCCAGCCTTTTCGGTTTTGGTCGGTGTCGGCGGGGTATTGAATGCTTCCCCAACTGCCGCGTTAATGGCTTCGGGCTTCATTAAATCATCAACGGATAATTGCCCAGGCGTGGCGGTTTTTGGTTCGGCTGCATTGGCCGTGCTAATAGGCGAAAACCCACCAGGCTGGTTTGCGGGTTTTGTCGTTGCTGTGGGGGCGGCTGGTGATGTTTGTGCGCCTTTGAAGTCCGACATGGCCACCGCATGAACGGGGTCACGTTTACCCAGCGGACGATGAATACCAAATTCTTTCAAAAACTTTTCAGGAACCGACGGGGGAATATCTACCGCGTCTTCGTGAAAAACCTTGCGGTCGGGATAGTTTGCCGGATTAAGCGGCATAAAAATATTTTTGTCGCCAGCCTTCCAGCGGTCATATAGGCGCTGTTGATCCGCACGGGTGCGAACCCCGCTAGTGATCGGCAATTCCTCGCCATACCGTTTGCGATATTCTTCACGCGCTAGGTTTAGTCGGCTGTTCAGTTCAGGGTGCAACCCTTCCATGTTTGGTGGTGGGGCAAACGGGTGACCGCGGCCACCGCCTACTTTGACACCAAAGGCGTCGCCCACCGCTGCGTTAATTTTGGCGGGGTCAAACAGATCAGTCGCCATTACTGCCCCCTAATCAACTGTTGCATTTTGCCGATGTTGTCCACCAGGCGTTTGTATCCCGCTGAATTCGGGCCACCGGCTGCGGTAACCACTTCGCGAATTGCATCCTTGTCGTTGTTACGCATCGCATCAAACAAACGAACCGCGTTAATGTCAACGGTTTGCGCCCACTTGTTTTGGAAGTCGCGAACGGCGAACGGATCGTTTGATTTGCCAAAGGCCGCCTGGGCGCCCTGGTTAAACAAATCAGTGGCCGTGGATAATGCACGGTTGACGCGGGCGGTTTGCTTAATGGCTGGCGCAGTCCAACTGGTTGTGCCGGAAATTTCGCCAGCAATACCGCGGGCGGCATCCGTACCACCAAGGCCCGACGAATTGGCCAGCGATGCGGTTTGCAGCGCCATGTAATGACCCAACTGATTCAGGTTTGTGGCGTTGTCACTGGTGAACGGCAACGCGGCGTAACCACCCGTTAACGCGCCCACAAAACTTGCGCCCTTGCCGGTAATCACGTCATCGGCCAGTTTGATGATTTGGTTGTTGTTAAACGTTTGCAGCGGCACTTGCTGGGCAGCATTCATGCTGTTCATGCGAATGTCGTTTGCCGCTTGCAATGTTTGTGGCGTTTCGCCTGGGCGCAAACGTGCCACTGGCGTTGTGCCACCCGCGGGGGCAACAGGCGGGATGGTCGATGGCGTAATAGTTGATGGTGTTGGAACCGGAAAGGTTTGTGCGCCACCAGTCGTTGTAAGCGGCGTTCCAGGCATCGGTGCTGGCTGCGGATTGGTTGCGCCGCCAGTTGGGGTTGGCACTTGGCTACCAGGCAATTGACCGGCGCCTGGTGTACCCGTACCAGCGCGTTGGCCAAGGAATCGACCGTTGGCATCGAATACGTTGACAATAGGATTGTTGTTAACGTCGAATTGACCGGTCGGCACTTCGCGGCTGCCAGGGGGCAGTTGCGCGGTGACCAAAGGTTGATTGGACACGGACACAACAGGCGCTTCGCCAGCCACGGACGGACGGGTGGTAGTTTGGAACGTTGCTGCGCCCGTGGTGGCCGTGCCAGCCTGGGGGGCGAATGTTTGTTGTTGCACTTGCGGCGACAGCAAAGAATTCGCGCCAGCAATAGCCATTGATGGCAAATCGGCGCCGTCAGGAACCAATTTCAACGTGGTTTTGTATGCATCAACCAGGCTGGTCAATTCACGGTTATTGGGGTTTTCCTTGACCAGTTGATCCAGTTCGGCAATGTAGGCGCGTTTGTCTTGCACGTTTAACCGGCCCATAATCGACAAGCGCGACGCAATCATCTCGCGCTGGCTTTGTGTCAAATTTTGCGATGCTTGGCTGGCTTGCGTTTGCGCGGTGGACAACGTGGTGTATTTGCTCATCCAATCAGCGCCGGTCAGCGGTGCAATTTTCGGGATTTCGGCGTTCAGTTTGTTAATGTCCACGCGCCCTTCGGTTTGGAAGTTTTCGGGTCGCGACAAAAATTCTTGAATTGCATTGCGTTCGCGCTCTTGTTGCTGTTCAAGATTAAGGCTGATTCCTTCCCGCTTGTATTGTTGTGCGCCGCGGGCAAGGTTTACCATTTCCCCTAGTGACATGGTGGGCGGCGTTTTTACCAATCCGGCCACTGGTGTCAGACTTACGGAAGGCGCTGAATAATTTACGTCTGCCATTTTTTATCCCTTCAGCAACGAATACATGAGTGCGGAGTTTCCAACATTGCCAAATGCACTTGCCATAATGTTGGATTGTGCAATGTTGCCGGACGCCATAGCATTTGCGCCAGCAACGCCCAGTTGACCAATCGCCCCCGCAGTTGTGCCAGCAATGTTGGCCACGTTTGCACCATATTGTTGACCAGCGCCAACCGCACCTGACGCCGATGTTTGACCAATGCCAGCAATGCCCGCCAGGGTGTTGTAAATATTTGACCGTTGCGCCAACACTTGCGGCATGGCCGTGCTGGTGGTGTAGTCGATTGCAAACTGTTGCGCTGCGCGGTCAATATTCGAACCACCGCCGCCGACGTTCATACGCTGGCGGGCTGCCCGCGTACCCTGGTCAATTGCAAATTCAAACCCTGGCAGTTCTTGAATTTCGCGGGCCGATACTGGCGCCGTTAATCCAGGCAACAGTTGGCCAATTTTTGTCAGTGCGCCGTAACCGGCTTCGCGGTAAGGGGCGCCAATTTCAAGCCCCTTTTCGTACATTTCACGCTGAAGCGCCAGCGTTTCTTTGGATGTTTCGCGCTGTAAATTTGCAGCCTGAAGGGTAGCGTCGGCTTGTTGCCCCGCCGCTTTACCCGCTGCGCTTGATTGCATTCCGGCCCCGACAAGGCCCAGGGCTGCACCCCCTAAAATTGCTGCGCCGGTTGAAATTGCCATGTTAAAACCCCTTTATGAACGTTCTTTCAAGCGGAGTAAAACCAGCCCGAAAATATACTTTTTCCATTGCTGCGGCCCTTTCGTCTTCCAACGCAATCATAAATAGGGCGGTCGCACCTTTGCCTTTTGCCCAGGCTTCAATTGCCTGAAACATTTGTTTCCCGATTCCGCTGCCACGCGCTTTGGGTGTCAGCCACCACCACAATTCCTGGCCGACGGCTGACTGGCTGAAATACAGCGGATAAAGTAAACAGGACGTAACCCCCACTATTTCACCTTGCATTTCCCCAACAAGTAACAGAATGTCACTATTTTCCAATGAAGCGGCCAAAAACGCACGGGTTTTGACAGGATCGTAAGGCGCGACGTTTGCCATTGGCGATGCGGCGTGAAACTCAGCCAGCATTTCCGTGTAGGCATCCAAATCCGCGCTTGTTGCTGTTCTTACGTTCAAAATGTACCCCCGCCAATTCCATTTAATGCGGTCAGATCAGTAAACTTGCCCGCCGCGGGCGTGACCAGCCCAATCGTTGCCCCGTTAATGTCGCCGCTTTCAATCACCTGGTAGTTCACGGTTTGCGTCACCACTTGCGGGTTTTGCAGCCATTGAATCCACTCACGCGATGGGCGGCCAGTGGCCGGTTCCAAAAACGGCGATACGGGGAAACGAATGTTGCTATTGATCGTGGCCATTAGTTATCCCCGACCGACGCTTTCAAATTCGCCGAAATGACAACGGCCTTTACTGGATCGGACACGGCCACTTCAAAAATGCGGTCGCGTGACCAGCCCAAACGGCGCCAAATGGCGCGATTAGTGTAATTACCTATGCGGCCAATACTTACCCAATGCTCATTTGACCAGGTGGAACCGCCGTCGTTTGACCAGCGCAGCATGGCCTGGGGGTCTTGCCCTTGGCCAAGGTTCAATCCAACGCCAGGCTGGAATTGGATTTGGAATTCCTCAAAATACTGGCGCTGTAAGTCGGTTGTAATGTGCGGCGCACGACGCAAACGGCGAATCATGTTGCCCGCGTCGGTGTAAACATTTTGGTCAAGCCGATAGATTTTGCCGTTTTGGTAGTCGCCTACCAGGTTTTTGTTGGCAAAAAACATGGCGCAATTTGACCGGTGGCGCTTATATGTTGCGGTTGGTGCGTCCCAGGATAGCCATTTGTGCCATTGCTGGGTCGTCAAGTCATAGACCCAGGTCAATTCCAGTTGCGGGAACGTCACCACATAAAATTCGTGGCCTTCAATTTGGTATGAAAAGGCTATTGCGTCCGAAATGTCGGCGCCTACCAGGCTGTTTTCAACGGCGTGGGTGGACAAACGCTGGTATTCGTAACCAGTCATTTTGCCGATGGTGGCCGTTCCCAGCGTATCGCGGGACACAAACATAAACGATTCGGCAAACCTGGCCACCGAAAATGGTGCGGCGCAACCGTTTTGGCTGGCCGTGCCGCTGATTCGCTGGAACGGGAATGTAAGAATATTGCTGCCAGGCACACCGCCGGTATTAACCCACACTTCGGTAGTCACTTCACCCAGCAAGTAAATTTGCCGATGGTCGGCAATTATTGTCACGATATTGTCGGGGGACGAATTTTTCGACCCAAACAAAAACGTGGTGGACAGGGGCGAACCTAAATCGGTCACGGCCCAGNNTTGTATGCAATGTAATCATCCACCGTGTCGCAAGCGGTCGCGCCTTCCCAGCCGCCGTCAGCGATGGTCAGGGTCACAAATTTGTTGGACAAGATTTCGTAATAGTAGCGGTGCGGGCCGTCCACAATGTATGCGGTCAACCCTTCGCTGGTCATAACGTTGTCAGTGATTTTGACGGGGCCGCTATTGGTCAGCAAAATGCCAACTTGAATGGCGTTGAAACTGGTGTCAATTCTGTACACCAGGTTGCCGACCACCACAATGGCATATTGAAACCCTGACAGCGCCCGCATCCCGCGGACAGGGCCGCCGGTCAGTTGCAGTTCTTCGACCAAGCCAGGCGTCGGGTACAGCGCAACAATACCCCTTTCCCCTGGTTGCTTGGTTGGGTCAATTTCAGGGTAAAAGTTGATGCATTCCTGGGCATCCTGGTAAATGGACGGGGCTTCGTAGGAAGCGCCCACGAACCCAAAATCAGCCATTAGTTAAATCCCCCATCTAGGATGAATGCCGCGTCTTTCGGGCGGCCAGTCATCAATACGTCAGGATACCTAGACACTTGTGGCGGTTTCATGTTTGTGCGCTTCAATGTCGCCTTAGATTGGGCTGCGTAGGCAGTAATTTGCGCCACTTGAACCTGGTTGATTTTGCCGTACATGGGCATCAACCGTTCAGCCAAACACCAGCGCAGCGCCATGTTGTAGCCTTCAGGGAATTGGATTTCCCCGTACATATCGTTGAACCGACGAAACAACGTGCTGGTAAACAAATGCATTTCGCCCTGGGCGGGGTTGGGCCACAAATAAATGATTCCCAACTGTTCCGACGGCTGGTAATACAGCGCCTTTGGCCAAGGGCCGTTTAGCGTTTTCAGGCCAATGGATTCGTATTCTTCCAGGCTCAAAATGCTGATCGGATAGTCCAAGCCGCCGCCATAAATCGGCACACCGTTGGACGTTGTATTCACGCGCACAAACGCGCTTTCGATGGTCAGCGGGCGTTCATAGTAGGCGTCGATGATTTGGCTCACCACGGGCGTTGTATGCCCGCGGCTGACCGTATAAGTGCCGCCTTCGTTGACGTTGCCGCCAGCACCAGTGCCAAAACCCACAATGGTTGTTCCGGCCAACACGCCAGGGCCAGTCAGGGTCATGCCCATCGTGATCGCGCCTTTGGTTACACCGTCGGTGGGAACGGTCAAGGTTGTGCCGCTGATCGAACCGACGAACCTGGCTGACACGTTGCCGCCTGGCCCGATGGTGTATTGCACCTGGTTTTGTACGCACGGGAAAACAATTTCGGTGCGATAAAACACCATCATGTTTTCGTTAGACCACTGGGCGCACATATCGTTGAGCATATCCAAACCGTCTTGTGCTTCGTCGGCGGTCGGGTTTTCCCCAGCGGCCAACGCGCCAATGTCTTTCATAGCGCGGCTGATAATGTCAATTGGCCTAGTCATTTTTTATCCTTTACGCAAAGCCCAACACCACCAGGCGCAACGATTGGGCATTCACCGCAATGTTGCCAGCCGTTGTGTTGATACATTTGACCGTGACGGTATCCGCGGCAGTTACCGCAGCCACAAACACCACGCCGTCAGGAATGCTTCCCTGATTTGAAATACCAACCATCACCACGTCGTCCGTTTCCGAACCGGTCACCGTTTCAGTGGCCGATGCGGTGGTATGCGCGTTGACCGTGCCAAAGTTAATCGACACCAGTTTGGTCAGCATACGGTTGGCCACGTCACCGCCGTTGATGCGTAACGCTGAAACACCGACGCCATCGGTTGATGAATCGTTTTTGACCACTGCGCCGCGGGCTGAAATTTCGTTCAGTCGCGCAACACCATTTAATGTTGGCGCGGGCGAAACGCCATCAACATATACGGTTGCGCCCAAAGTAACGTTGAGTTCTTCAACAATACCGCTGGAAAGCCGCGATTTGGCCATCGACAAAATGTTTAGGCCGTCGTTTTGCGTTCCCTTGATGTATGACGCGGGCGCGTCCAGTACCGCGGTGGTTCCGCTGAAATAACCAGGGCCGCCAGCGTTATTGATTAACGCGCAACCGTTGGCCACCACCGCCGATTCGGCAGCAAAAATACCGTAACCCGAACCTACGGTTCCTCGCGCACCCGTTGACCAAATTTCCGCAGCGTAAATTTGCGCGTTTTCAATAAATTCAAAGTTTTCGCGGGCGTTGCCACAAGAAAGCATACGGGCCATTTCCCCCGACGCACCAGCCGATGAAAAAACACCTGACGCGCCGTTGGAACCGGTCACGCCTTCATTGACGTGAAAACCCGTGCCACCGGTAAATCGCATTCCCATGCTGCCGTTTGACCAAAAACACGGAATTTCCGCGTAAATGGATGTTCCGGCCTCTGACGACAAACCATCACTGGCGTTGCCGACAGAATGACCTTCAGTAAATAGCAAGGTGGAATTGGAATTGATTTGAACGCCGCGTCCATTCGTGCCGCTGACAACCACTTCGCGCAAGTTGGCCGTGGCGCCTTCCAGCACCCACACACCAAAATCAAGGTTGCCGGAATAATGGCTGCGACGGGTTTGCAGCACACAACCATTCCCAACAAACGCGCCGCGGCCCCAACTGACAGCGGAAAAACCGTTTCCAGCGTTAACCATGCCAACAGGGCCAATCTGCGTTGGGCCTTCGGCGGTGCGGCCATTCAGCGCGATACCGTGCGAACCCGAATTTGAGTTATTGCCTTGCAGCACCAGGTTGTTTAAAAACTTCAGCGCACTGTTTTGCTGAAATATCAGGCCATCACCGGTTCCGGTGTTTTTCAGCACGGTGCGAATGACGCGCACTTCGCCGCCGCTAATACGACGCACTGGGGGCGGGTACAAACCGCGCCAGCGGTTGCGGACAGTGACTTGCGTTCCCGATATTGATAGCACCTCATGGGTTCCCTCATGGGCCACGGCTGGGGTAATGATCGAATACGGGCTTCCGTTTGACAGCGTGACGGCTGGGCTGACGGTCAACGTAGTGTCGCCACCAATTGCGGTAATTAAAACCATTTTTCCGTCGGCCAGCAACATATCGCCGACGTTTGCTTCGGATGTAAAAAGACTGCTTGATCCGGTTACCGTGGTCAGGCTTGAACCGCCTGTGCCAACCGTTCCGCTGTTGGGGCGGCTGATATACCAGGCGCGAGTAGCCGTAAATCCCAAATCCCAGTTGGCGGTCAATGTGGCCGATGTAACACTTACCACGTCCACTACCCTGGTTTGGCCCTTGACCGTAATCAAATCACCGGTCGAAACGTAATCGCTTAACGATCCATCAAAAACGGCAGACCAAGTAATGCTGCCGCCGCCGGTGGTTCCTGTAACACCGCTTAAATTGGCCAACTGGTTACCCAGTTCGTTTTGCGCCACGCGGTCACGGAATACGGAATTGTCACCGCTAAATGTCATCATTGGCACGGCGTTGTCGATTTTCAGGAAATGCCCTGGGGCAATTCCCGATGCGTTTGCAACGTCCAACACAACCGTATAGTCGCCAGCGGTTCCGCTGACCGATACAACGGACGACAGCGACGTTTCCAGTGGGGCTGCGCCCACCAGGGTAATGTTTTCGTTTTGCCCAACCACGGCAATGTTGCCGCTGGTGGTGGTATGCGCCCCCGCTTCCAGGTTTAGCGTCAAGTCGCTTTCCGCATCAATCAGGTGCAAGAAAGGCAGAATGCTGGGCGAATCCGCGGTTGTAATGTTGATGCTGGTGGTTGACGGCGAAATTTGCACTCGCTTACCAATAGCCAGGGCGTTTTTCAGCGTGTCATAGTCACCCAGCGACACATAATCGCGCAATTTGTCTTGCACCGAACGAGTAATCGCGCCCACACCGGCGGGGGTGTACAGAATGTTGGCCGCAGTGGCATCCGACACACCATATAGGTTGTCGTAAGTGCCAATCAATACGCCAGCGGAAGTCCGCACCACAAACTTGTACAACACACCATCGGTCAACCAAACTTCGGCGGGGGTGCGGCCCGATGCATCCAGGACGATAGGATTTGAGTTGGCGATTAGACCGGCGCTGTCGGTGTAAGTAGTCCTGGGGGTCGTCGTGCCAGCATCATAGGTATAAACCAACCCCCCCGACAACGGGATTCCGTCGTCGTTAAAAAATTGCCAGGCTGCCCCAGCAACAATCGACAATGATACTGACATGATGATTCCTTTTTATTCGACTTGCGGTTGTGCGGCCTTATAAGCGGCCACTGCGTCAGGGGTATGCACCACCTGGCAAATGGCTTTTACGCGGCCAGGCTGCGTTGAATAGTCATCGCCTGGGGCAATGACAACACGTTCAAAACTGGACGAAATAACGCTGCCGTTTTCAAGAATGCGGATTGCGTTGCGTACCTGGACAACAGAGTTATCCAGCACTTCAATTTTGTCCACTGCTAGGGTTTTTTCCAATGCCATGATTTTTCCTTTACGTTGTGAAATAGGATACTGTTAAATATTCAATGTCGCTGACACCAGTCGTGATTGTTGCAACCGTCAAAAACGTATTTGCAACACCACTTCCCGTTGTCAAAAATCGGCCTCGCGCCGCACCCGCTTCAGCAAATGGGTTTATTTGCGTGTTTCCGGCGCCAAAAGCAAAAACTTCTGTTGAACATGACCCCATTCCGCTGCCAGATGTTGATGCAATAGAAAATGGTAAAGAAAAATACAACTGATTACCGGCTGTCATGCCCGCGGTGCTTATGTCATTAAGGCTTCTGAAACTACATGACACAAAATTACCAATTTTTGTGTAATAACCAGTAACGGTTGTTGCCGACGCGTTGCCGCTGGATGATGCGTCAAATAGTTGAACCGTCCAACTGCCTTCCTCGTAATCATCCAGCGCGTTGGCCGCAGCGGTGTCGCCATTAAATTGAATGCCGCTTGCGCCCAGGTAACCATTGGACGGGTTGAATACCAATTTGGTGCTGGTAACTTTTTGCGGCAAGTTGCCAGTGTTTGCAGTGACCCACGTTGGATACATGACCGCATTGGTCGTGGTGTCATCCGTGATTGCAGTATTAGTTGCGTTTGTGGCGGTGGTGGCCGTTGCAGCGTTTCCGCTAATGCTTGCGGTTGCGGTGTTTGTAACAGTCAATCCAGTTAACGTTAAAACATTGGTGCTGGGGTTGTAAGTCATCCCCGCGTCGGTATAAACCGATTCGGCGTTTAAGGTTCCATTGTTGGAATCCACAAACGTTGGGTAAAACGTTGCGTTTGTTGCGTTTGTGATTGTCTTGACTTGGGTCGCGGTGGCCGCGTTGCCCTGAATGTCAATGTTCGGATTGGTCGAATACGTTGGGGGCGCACCGCCAACCAGCACACCTGATCCAGCCGCCAAGCGGGCCAAAGTGGATGCGTCAGACGCATACAGCAAGTCGCCCGCAGCATACGTTGTCAGGCCCGTACCGCCCGCGGTCGCTGGGGTCACCTTCCAGGCAATAACCTGGACGCCGCCGCTGCTGTCTTTGTAAAACAGTTTGCCGTCGGCAATGTTGATGGCTAGTTCCGAACCGGTGGCATTGTTCAGCAAATTCCCCGACGCGGGCGCGTTGCCTGGCGTACTGCTGGAATAGATAAGTAGGGGGGTAAATCCGCTTTGTGCCATGTCGTCGCCTTATAAATCAGGGGTAAATGTTTGGGGCAACCATGGGGCCACCACCAAACGTTGATTTGCCAACGCTTCGACCTGTGCGGCCAGCCGCCCTTCCACCTGGTTTTTACCGTCCTGGGTTGTTTGCTGTTTAATCCAGCCAATCACGTCCGCTTCGGTGACGTTGGCAAATGGCTTGGTCATTTTGGGTTCCTGGAAATACCACCAGCCTTCCGTTTCGACGCTGATATCGTCGCTTTCGGCGGCGCAAAAATATCGCGCTGCGGTGATTAAATCGCCCGCGGCTTTCAATTCAAGTATTTTCCAGTTGTATTCCATCAAAATGCGCCCCCGCCAAGTCCACCGGTTGCAGTAAATTCGCCCGTGCTTGGATTAAATTTAAGTTTAGTGGACGACACGGTTGCCGCCAAGTTTCCTGTGCTGTTATTCACAAACACGGGATAAAAAGCGGCATTCGTGCTGGTGTTGTCCGTGATCGCAATGTTGTTTGCGTTTGTGGCTGTGGTCGCCGTGGTGGCCGACCCCGCGCTGCCGTCAATCGAAACGCCCGTCAGGCTTTGGCTGGCGCTGCCGCGGTTTAATGCAATGGCCGTTGTGCCAATGTAAACCGTCGAGTTGCCCAACACCGCCGACGGGATCGTGCCGGACAGTTGGCCAGCGGCCAGGCTGGTCAGGTTTGCACCCGATCCGCTGAACCCAGTTGCCGTCAGCAAGCCGGTGGACGGGTTGAATTGCAATTTGGTTGACGACGTGTATTCGGTCGTCAGGTTTCCGGTGGTTTGGTTGGCCAGCAACGGGTAGTACGTTGCATTGGTTGTGGTGTCATCGGTCACCGTTGCATACGCAACCGGTGTCACCCAGGAAGGGGCGCTGGTTCCGTTGCTTTGCAATACCTTGCCAGCGTCACCGGATGCGGACGCCAAAAACGTCGTTGTACCGGCCCCTGACTGGTAAGGAATACTGGCGGCTGCACCGCCCGCTAAATTCGTCGCTGTGGTCGCGCTGGTGGCGCTGGCGGCGCTTCCTACGGTGACGGTGGCTGGGTCAGTCCATTGGGGGGCACTGGCCCCCGCGGTCATTAAATAGGTACTTGTACCTAGTCCCAGGAACGTAGTAACGCCGGAACCCGTTTGGTACGGGACACTTCCCGCGGCCCCGCCAGCCAAGTTTGTTGCGGTTGTTGCTGTGGTGGCGCTTCCCGCACTGCCCGCCGTGGCTGCATAACTGACAGAAAGAGTGCTTGCCGCGACATTTTTCCAGTATTGGCCGGTGCTGTCATATTGAATCACGTCCAGGTTGTTGAGGGTTCCGAATGACACGTTGCCGTCAGTGCCGCCCAAAACCGACCCAAACGTGGGGCGCACAAATAAAATTCCCGCCGATGCGCTGACATAAACCACGGCAGCCACAACTGCAATAGCATTTGGAACCGCTGGCTTTGTTTTCGTTAAGCCGCCGGTTACCGCTGGGTTGTAATACAACACGTCGCCTTGCACCCAGTTTTCAGCCCCGCCAGTGGTGTCAATTCCTTTAATTTCGCCAAATGACGTGACAAAAATCCAGTCGTTATCCACGCCGGATTCGTCGGCCACGCCCAAAATGTAATTGGATTGGTCAGCGGTCAGCCCTGTGGCAGCCTTTCCAATCAGGCCGCCTGAAGCGCCCAACGTGCCAGCAAACGACACCACTTGGCCTTTGGTAATCGCGCCCTGGCATCTAATTCGGAAAAATTGTTCCTCGCCAATATGCTGCACCACGTTTCCATTCATTTGGAAAACCATGGTTTGAAATTGGTCGTTGTAATCGTAATAAAGCCGCCCTGTGGCGTCCGTCGGCAGCGGGATTTGCGTGGTGTTGAATTGAATGTAAGTCGGGCTGGCAATTGCGCCCGTGATGGCCGACATACTGGTTATGTCGTTGTTGGCCCCCAGGATGGCAGCCGACAAGTTCAGCCTGGCGCCCGCGGCGTCGGATGCGCCCGTGCCACCATGCAACACGGCCACGTCGGTGGCGGCCCATTCGCCCGTGGTAATCGTGCCAAGGGTCGTGATACTGGTTTGGCCTGGCCAAGTGGTCGAAATTCGCAGCCCACTACTGGTTGCGTCTAGGCTGGTTCCGTTCAGTTTGACGGAAAACGCGTTGGAAATGAGTTGCAGCCCATCGCCAGCGGTGTAAGTCCCCGCGCCCGAAAACTGCGTCCAAGGCATATTGGTCACGCCAATCGTGCCAGTTGGCCCAGCCGTTGTCACCCAGCCAGTCGCAGCCAAGGCCACACCGTCTTCAATGAACGTAAACGCACCAGGCACTTCGGCCCACACGTTCATGTCAGCGGTTCGCGTCCAACCCGACGACGATACGGCATAAATGCCATTTTGCGCGGTATTGGTTTGGTTTTTGACCAGGATGCGGCTGCCCGCGGTCAGTGTCGATGGCCAGTCACCACCAGCCTGGGTTCCCAAGCCCGAAAGCGTAATGTCCGCGGTCGTGGTGTACAGGCATGACGCTTTAATGTCTAACCCTTGCGCCACCGAATCAACATAAGCCTTGTTGGCCACGTCATTGTCCACCGATGGCAGCGTGGCCACCTGGGCGGTCGTAAAGTAAGCGGCGGCGGGGGAATTTGCACCAATGATTGTTGAATCAATGGTGCTGCCTGTAATGGTTAACCCTGACTGAACAGGATTAAAGTTGGGGAAAAAAACCGAACCAGCGGGGCCAATCAGGTTGATTAGCGGAAAATTCGGCTCAGGGCCGAATATCCCCTGGACGGGGACAATGTTCGTGGTGCTGGTAAGGGCGACGTTGTTCGCCATGCGCCCCCCTTAATCGGCTTGTACTGGGGTGACGTATAGTGAATTCGTGCTGCTGCTAATCCCTTTGATATAAAACGGGCCACGGGGCGCCGCAACCAGGATGGGAAAATTCATGCCAGCCGGAAGTACAAACGAACCGGAACCGCCCGCCGATGCAATGGCCGGAACCTTAACAGTCCCCGATGCATTGCCCAGTTCGACGGCAGCCGTGCCAGTGCCGGTGTTCAGCAATGACACATAATTCGTTTGGTCGTTAGTATTGACATTCACCAGCAACGTATCGCTGGCGCTGGTTGTCAGGTCTAGGCGGTATGTCGGGCCGCTTAACCTCATTACTCTAGTTGATGCTGACATTTTTGCCCCTTTCCGTTGCCGACTACCTAAGATTATGCTTTAAGCGGCTTCAAATTCATAGGGCGTCGTAAATATCCCCGAATCGCCATTTCGCTCAATCAAGTGATCGCGCAATTTGGCCGAAACCGCAACACATTCCCAGTCATCGGGATAGTTTACGACGGCTTCCAAAAGGCCGCCTGACTTTTGCTTAAACACATTGGGCGCCAATTGAATCAGCGGGGCCAATGCCTCACATTGCAACAAAAATTCGGGGTAGGTCGCATAATCTTTGCCACCAGCCCGAACCACCAAAATTTCATTCAAGTCCTGGTGACGATCTACATGATCTTGCCCCAGGGCAAACGACCCTTCGACACCAAACAAGGTCACGTCATAAAACCCGCACCGAATGGCCAGCGTACAAGCGCGGCTTACCGATGTTGTCCCGCCAGTAATGCCGTCGGGATGCGTTTCAACCATGTCAAACACGGCCACCTCGGCAAATCGTTCGCGCAATTTTGGGTCGCAGCACGTTGCCAATACCGCATGGGTCACCCCGTCGGTTTTGAACGTGTCGTGCGGTGACGGGTCAACGCTGAAATAAATGGCCGGAATGCCGCGCTCAATCAACCAGGATGCGGTGTTGTTGATTGCCCAAATCGGGCCTTCCCAATTCCGCAGTTCGTCCAGGTGGTTTGTGACTGACGGGCCGCCGCCCACAATGGCCACTTTGCCGCCATGCGGGGCAAGGGGCTGGATGCGTTCGATACCGTCGCACGTCGCCGCGTTGGCTTTCAACTGATCCAACGACGCGCAGCATTGCGATTCGATTTGAAGACGAAATGGCATACAAAAAAGGGCTGGGTTTTACGCCAGCCCCCCTGGTTACGCTGAACCCTTCATCAACCCCAAGGCGACAAGGGTGGCTCTCATTTCTTCCATTTGTGCCACCGCAGCGTTAAACGCTGTGGCAGTGGAATAACCGAACCCCGCCGATGTTGCTGTGGTCAATGTCAGGGCCGCTTGTGCTGCGCTGGCGCGTTGGGCAATACCATTGGTTCCGTAGAAACCTACGGGATCGCTGGTGGATTCGCCCAACACCGACATTGCAACGCCTAGTGCTTTTCCTGGCATGATTTTTTCCTTTCAAAAAAGACGGGGGCGCGTGGCCCCCATCCGATTAAGCGCCGCCTTTGAGCAGACCAAGGTCAACTAGGCTGTCGCGGATTTCTTCGAGTTGTGCAATTGCCGCATTAAAGGCAGTTGCAGTCGAGAATCCGAAACCGGCGCTGGTTGCTGTGGTCAGCGTTAGTGCGGCTTGGTCTGCGCCCGCGGGCTGTACAACGGGGGTTGCGCCAAAAAAGCCGACTTTGCCACTTGCGGAAGCAAGTGCAACGCCGTCGGCGGCGTCGCCGTTAAACAGTTGAACGGGGGTTTGGGTAGATGCTGGGCCTGGATTTGCCATGATGGTTTCCTTTCAGGTTAAAAGTTAAGCCGCGACACGGCAAGCAAGTTCCTGGTACAACGGCGCCCAACCATACAGCACGTCCAAACGAGTTGGGATGCTGTCGTTGTTAATCGTGTACTGACGAACCACACGAATTGACAGGCCAAGTTCCTTGTCGGAAGCGCGGCCAGCAAAATGGACGCCATCAGGCAGTTCAAGGTCAGCGGTCGCAAGGGTAAATGCGTTGCGATGCATGATGATGTTCTGCGGGCTGACAGTGCCAGTTGCGTTCGTGCCGATGCTGAACGGGGTGACCGTTGCAGTAGCGGAAGTCGTGGGGATCGTCACGTTTTGGAATTGACCAGCGGTGATGATTGCGGGGGCCACGGTAACCTGAATGGTGCTGGAACCAGTGCCGGTAACAGTCGATTGAACGACAAAGTTACGCAGTTTGTTGGAACCATACGCCTGACGGTTTTGTGGGTTGACAGCAAACACGTTGGCAATTTGAATCACGTCGCCCTGGTTCAGCGTCAGACCGGCGCTGTGGGTCAGGGTGATGGTGGACGTGGACGCCCAGCCAGTCGTGATACCAATGCTTGTGGTGTTGGCAGTCAGAGTGCCAGCGGTAGTCGTCCAGGAACCGAACGTTTGCGAAATAACGTTCTGATCCATTTTCCAGTTCATACCGCCGGAATCACGGCCCATCAGACCCTTTTGGTATTGGGTGCTGACAGCGGATTGCGGGTTGAACAGGCCTTTTAGGCTGTCAACGATGGTTGCGCTGGTAAACGGCTCAATGATGCATGAACGGCGGCCATCGCGGGGTGCGCCTTCAGAATCAAGGTATGCCTGGCCAGTCAGGTAAGTGATAAGGCCAGTGGGCGGGGTTCCGGCAGTGCCGACGATGTTGGCAGTGCTGTTTTTCGCCATGGTCAGACCGTCAAAGTCGATCTTGTTGGCGATTGCAGCAATGGCGGGCTTCAGCACTCGGTCGCTAAACATATCAAGCGAAAGGGCCAGGTCTTGGGTCGTGAATTGGGTATCGACGTGGAATTGCGTCGAAAGGGTCACGGGGACGCTGGTTTCGTTGAAGTCTTCAACGTTAAGTGCGGGGCCAGTCGTACCAATAAAGCGGCCAGGACGGCGAACGTTCAGCGTATTGCCGATTTTCGCGCCCACGACAGCAAATTGGTCGTCATACTCGCGGTTTACTTCGGATGAAAACGTCAGTTCGTTTTCCAAGACCATCAACGCTTCGTTGGTGATCTTGCTAATGGTAAGCAGATTGTTGGACATAATCGTTCCTCAAAATAGGTTTGGTTGTCAGCGGATTCGTTTCGCCTGGCGGGCTGCCTTCCACTGTTGATACGATCCATGGAAATTGCCATCGGCATCCAGGCCCGCGTCAACGGTGTTGACTGCACCGCGCAGCGGCGTAATCGGCGCTGGCGCTTTTGACTTCCCAACAACAGTCTTCGCTTCCGGTTTGGCATCGCCTTTTTCAAAGCGGCCTTCAATTTTCCCTATCTCGCGGACGGCTGAAACCACTGACATATCGGCCAATTTTTTTGCAAACTCGGCATTTTCAGCCAGGTAATACAAAATCTTTGGGCCATGCTCTGATTCGATGATTGCATCGCGCACTGGGTCGCTTACGCGAACGTCGCTGCTTTGCACCATGTCGTCAAAGTCGGGTAGGTCATTCTTGGCTGCGTTCACGCGGTCGGCCCAGGCTTTAAATTTCAATTCCTGTTCCGCTGCGGCCTTGCGGGCCTTGTCTTCCCTATCCCGTTCCATCAGTTTTTTATCAGCGGTATATTCGGCCAACGCTTTCGCGTATTCGTACATATCGCTGAACTGCTCTGGCCTCGGTTCCTCGCCAAGTTCATCATCCGGCTGTTGTGCCGGTGGATTTACCTTGGCTTCCAGTTCCTTTAGCCTGGTTTCCATCGCCTCCCTGGC